AATTCCGCATTTACTTTGTCAAAAACCGCCTGTTCGTTTGCGTCAAGCTTTTTGCCCTGCATGACTTTAGCCCATGCGGTTTCATACATCTTGTCATTATTCACGGGCACAGCCTTTTGAATGGTGTCAATCACTTTACCACCTCCAACATCAACGGATTTGTTTTCGATGTCCGTAACTTTTGCACTGCCTTTCAGTGCGGTCAAATTAGCTGTCGCTTTTTTGACGTTTTCCCATTTTTCGTCCAGCGCTTCAACTTCTTTCATCTTAGCGTCGGCATCTTCGGTTTTGCCCTCTTCAATAAGATTTTCTATCTCTTTCAAGAGAGCGTTCCTCTGTTCGATGTACTTTTCCTTATTCATCTTCTTTTTCTCCTTTCAGTTTCAAATAGTTTAATTTGCACATTAAAAAATCCAGTTTATTTTTTTGAACTGGTTTTTTAATCGTGTTACGCATTTTGTTTATTACCTCTAGCGGCAGTAAGCCGGAATATGATGTACTCGCCGCTAGCTGTAAATCCTCAAACATGATTTCATCAATAAAGCCAAGCTCTTTAGCCTTTTGTGCTGTCATCCACGTTTCTTTGTTCATGAGTGACAGCAACTCGTCTTGTTCTTTCCCGGTTTTTAGCCTATAAGCATTCGCAATTGTGTCGTTGGCACTTTTCAGGATTTCAGCAGTGTGCTCCATTTCTCGGTAGTCACCCTCGGCCCGTGAACTTACATTGTGTATCATCATTTGAGCCGTTGGTGACATTAACACTTTTTTGCCCGCCATTGCAATAACAGAGGCCGCACTTGCTGCCAAACCAACAATCTTCACGGTCACATTCCCCTTGTAGGATTTCAGCGCCGTGTAAATTTCGCTCCCGGCGAATACGCTCCCGCCGCCGGAGTTGATTTCAACTTCCAAATCCTCGCCGTTGGCTTTTTCAAGTACTTTGTCAACCATACTCGGGCTTGTGGCTTCAATACCAAAATATTCATATATCCAGGCATCGCTATTGTTTATGATTGGACCCTTGATTTTCACCTTCATTCTTCATCACTTCCTTTCCCTATCTGCCCTGTGTCTTTCCTCAGAACATAAGTGTCTCCGCCCTCGCGTGGTGCCATGTTGAGTACAGCCCTCACTTCGTTTGGATTCATAATTCCACGATCAACAAATTGCACTAAGTTTAATTTCGTCTGCATGCTCGCAAAGTTCAGATTAGAGGATTCAAATATAATTTTGTTTCCGAATCCCCGTTCGCGTCTTGAAAATAGTTTTCGCGTGTATTCTCCGCTCAACTGAATAATATCGGGTTCAACAGATGTTTCGTAGTACGATATCCATTCATCTTCACTGTACTTTCCTTGAACGATCTTGTCGTTGGTGTTGAAAAACGAATATATCCGCTGTGTTGTCTTGTCCATTTGCGAGGCGTTCGGGACATAGTCTTTCGGCTCTACCTGTATGGCGTCTGCTTTGGCATCTGTAGCGGCGGCACCTACAGATTCGCTTTCTATACTCAAATAGTCCTCAACAAACTGCTTTGTCTGCTTTTTTAAGTCCTCCGGCCGCAGGGTTTGATTGAATTTCAATAACCATTTGATAATATTTGAGTTTTTGATTGCCTTTACAATGCCCTGGTCTGTGGTGTTAACAATCTCCATCAGTGGAGCTAATGCTTGTGCCGGAGAATCCCCAAAAATTTCGTTGTTGTTGAAGTCTTTCCGCAAGTGAATTATGTCCGTGTATCTGAATGTTACATCCCGGCCAGTTCGCAATGTAAATTTCAGAAATGTTTCGCCTTGGTTGTTTTGCAATGCCTCACATGCCGTAGCCGTTATAGGGTATATCTCCATTGGATAGCCGTTTTCGTCCCGATTGATATAGGCAAACGCATTGTTATTAAGTTCAAGCTGTGTTGCAAGTTTTTCCTGTAGCATCTGCCCAGTCATGTACGGGTTCGGTTCTTCAAGCAAAAACCTGATGTACGGTTCAGGATTAACCTTTATATCCTTCGTTCCATCAGGTTTTATCGTCTCCCGTATATGCTTCCCAACCGTTTTACCTATCGCCCGGACTTTTGGCCTTATTGCACTTCGTACGATGTCACTTTGGTACAAATTGCCGTTCCAGGCATAAAAACCGCCGCCCTCATCCGTAATCAATTTGTACTTTGACACGGTTACAGTCCGGTTTCTGAATCTATCAAAAAAGCCCAAGCCTTTATCACCTCCTTAAATCAGATTCATGTAGTCCTCATAATGTCGTTCCAAGCATATGTAAGCATCAAGAAGAGATGCTACACCGTCAATTCTGCGCCTTTGATTGCTCGTTTTCACAAGCGAAATATTGTTATTTTTGTCCACATCAATAGCAGCATTTGAGAGATTCCATTTTAGTATTGGATTATTATTGTAATTGATTTTCTTGGCTTCTAAGTCAGCAGCAAAGGTTTTCATTGGCGAACTCATAGTTTTCTTGCCTTGAATTATCGGCTCAGTTGAATCCTTCCCAAAGTTTTGTTTTAGCTCATCGACTATGTAAACACTGTTCCAACTGTCATAGCCGATTTTATAAATGTAAATGTCTAACTCGTTTTGCACTTCCAAAAACCAACTTGTAACATCTTTATAATTAATTTTGTTGCCTTCGCTAAGCCTTAATAAGCCTTGTTCGTACCATACATTATACGGAATCTTATCTTCCCTTACCCGTAAATCTAGCAAGTCAGAAGGTAGCCAGTACATTTGCTTTACATAAAGAGTCGCATCGTCTGGAACTCTAAAAATTACAGTCGCACAGGTGAGGTCTGTTGTTTCTGATAAATCTAACCCACCTATGCAATATCTAGGCTTTAATGCCTTAATATCAAATGTGGCCGTGTTGTTAAGCTGTTCGTATGTCAGCCAGCTTTCCGTGGAGGTCTCGCGTATATTGAATTCCTTACAGACAAAGTTTTTCTCTAATTTTGGATTGTCGGCCACTATTTTAGCTTTATCCTGTAAAGCTCTTAGTTTCTTAATAGTTCCGATGCCCGGGTTTGCCTTAACCCAATTGTTCGCATCTCGCCATTCAGATTTTTTATCCAGCTCATAAATAAAAAACAAGGTCCTATCATCGACCTCGTTTCCTAATTTCATGTTATTAAATTGTATTTCCGCTTCTTCATATATCTCGTCAAATATATCTTCGCGGATTGTTCCTGCGGTGGATGTCATTATGATTAACGGTTGCTCTCTGGCTGTTATACCGTCAGCCATGATATCATAGAGCGCACGACCATTTTTCCATTGGTGCCACTCGTCCATGATTACCACATGGATATTTAAACCGTCGAGAGTGTCGCTATCAGATGCTAATGGCTTGAATACACCATCATTAAACTCGGAAACTAGTTCTGCTACTAATGGTTTTACCCTTTTTCTTAATGACGGGGATTTATTCACCATCCTTTTTGATTCTAGCCATACAATCTTCGCTTGATCCTTTTTAGTTGCAACACAATAGCACTCAGGACCACCTTCGCCATCTGCAACTAGCCCATATAAACCCATGATTGAATCCAGCAAAGACTTGCCATTCTTTTTAGCTACAATAAGGACTACTCTTTGGTGTTTTCTATTGCCTTCTATATCTATAAAACCATAAACACTAGCTAAATATGCTTTTTCCCATAATTCTAATACTACCTTTTTCCCTGCTAGTTTACCTTTAGAATGACAGCAGAAGTTTTCTGCAAATTCGATTATGTGATTGGCTCTCTCATTAGAGTAAAACCATTCCTTATATCCGCCTTCTTTAATCCAACGTACAATTTCTTTGTACTGCTCATATACCTTTTTAGGTACTAAAGTTTTGCCCGTCTCTATCTGTTCCCAATATTCAAGTATTGGATTATAGTCTTTTGGGTACCTTCGGAAACCTTTTTTGTCTATAATAGGCTTTGTTTTTCCGAATACAATGTCTGGATCAGTGCGTGGATACTTAGTCGGTTCTAGAATTAACGAAATCTTCGAAGCCGTCATCGTCTTCCACCACCTTTGTTTCTTTAGGCAAAAGGCCTAACAGCTTATCTATTACATTCGTATATCGTTGCACCATAGTGTTATAGCTTTTTAAGGCAGGATGTTCTCTTAGTATTGAGTAGTCTCCCTGTGGCATTTCATCTATTGGACCATTCCTATCAATCTCTTCTTTCAATTCTGCAAGCGTCGCTTTCATAAAAGCAGCTTCTTCAATTAATCCTTTAACTGTTTGCTTTTTATTTTCATCTATGTCTTTGAATATTTTAGTTAATCTACTTATCTCTTTTTTAATCAGCACATCTTTTTCTATATCTTCCTTTTTACCCATATCTTTCACCTGCCTTATTAATTATTTTTAGAGGTGGGGGTTATGTGAGAATAACTTGTGTATTACGCGGAGG